AGGTAATCTCTGGCCCCGAGATGCGGCAACCACCCAGCCGCACACAATAATGGGTGAGAATTGAACGAGGATCTGTATGACACTTGAGAAGGCAGTATTAGACGACGACATCGAACTAAATGACACCGAGGCAGAGGAGCCGGAGGTCGAGCTTGATGATGACGAAGGAGAAGCCAGTGAAGGGGAGGCCGAGGAAGCTGACCTGGAAGAAGGCGAACTGGAAGGCAACATCGAAGAAGCCGAAACCTATGAGGCCGAAGCCGAGGATGATTACGTTGTCACAATTGACGGGGAAGCGCCTGACCCCGAAGATGAAGAGGAAGCTCGCGCCCCAGATTGGGTTCGGAATCTTCGCAAGCAGTATCGTGAGGAACAGCGCCGCGCCAAGGAACTTGAGCAAGAGCTCGCGCGGCTGAAACAAGGGTCAGCCCCTGCCGCCCAGCCGCTCGGACCAAAGCCCACTCTGGAAGCCGCCGACTACGACACCGAGCGATATGAAAAGGAACTTGCGACGTGGTATGAAAAGAAGCGTCAGCATGACGAGCGACAGGCTTCCGTCCAGCAAGAGCAGCAAGCTGTTCAGAAGGAATGGGAGCAAAAGCTAGAGAGCTACCACAGCTCCAAGGCAGATCTCAAAGTCAAAGACTATGATTTTGCCGAGGACGTTGTTCAAGACAATCTCAGCGTCATGCAGCAGGGGATGATCGTTCAGGGGGCGGAGAATCCGGCTCTGGTCGTTTATGCTCTGGGCAAGAACCCGAAGAAAGCGAAGGAACTTGCATCTATCACAGATCCCGTGAAGTTCGCCTTCGCGGTTGCTAAATTGGAGACCAATTTGAAAGTGACAAAGCGTAAGGCGTCAGCAAAGCCGGAGAAGAAGATCAGCGGCACAGGTCGCCCTTCTGGTTCGGTTGACAGCACCCTTGAACGGCTGCGCGCAGAAGCTGAAAGGACTGGGGACTATTCCAAGGTTTTCCAGTATAAGAAGCAGAGGCGTTCGGCTTAACACACGTATGGAGTAGAAAATGGCAAACGCATTTTCAAAAGAGGAACGCGTAGCGTTCGAAAACATCCTGGACGGCTTCAACGACGCTCTCGTTCTTTCGTCCTTGGTGACTAAATACAACACCAACGGTCAGCAAATGGAACGTTCGTCTGACACGATCTGGCGCCCGATGCCCTACATCGCGCAGTCTTACGATGGTTCCGATGCCACTTCCAACTTTGGTGACAACACCCAGCTCGCGGTTCCGGCGACCATCGGCTACCAGAAGCACAGCACTGCGCTTTTGACAGCCAAAGAATTGCGTGACCAGCTGCAAGAGAACCGTCTTGGTCAAGCCGCTGCACAGAAGCTCGCCTCGGACATCAACGTTTCTGTTCTGTCTGTTGCATCAAACCAAGGCACAATCGTTGCGCCGATCAGCACTGCTGCTGGCGGTTATTCCGATATTGCTGAAGCAGATGCTCTGATGAACGAGCAAGGCGTGATGATGGAAGGCCGCAACTTCGCTCTGTCGAGCCGTGATTACAACGGTATGGCTGCTGATCTGGCCGCACGTCAGACCATGAACACAATGCCAACTGAAGCGTATCGTCGTTCGTATGTTGGTGAAGTGGCTGGCTTCCAGACATTCAAGATGGACTATGCAAACCGCTTGACTGCGGCTGCTGGCACCACAGTGACTGTCAATGGCGCGAACCAGTATTACACCCCGGCTGCAACTTCGACTGCAGCAACTGGTGAAACCTCGAACGTTGACAACCGCTACCATACCATCGCCATCACTGTTGGCGGCGGCACTGTTAAGGTTGGCGACGCGTTCACCATCGCTGGCGTAAACGCTGTTCACCACATCACCAAGCAAGACACTGGTCAGCTGAAAACTTTCCGCATCGTGGAAATCGTCACCGGCTCCGGCGGCACCGGCACCGTCAAGATCTCCCCGGCCATCGTGTCGGCTCAGGGCGGCACCGATGCTGAAGAGCAGTATAAGAACGTGACCGCAACGCCTGCAAATGGCGCGGCGATAACTTTCTTGAACATTGCTGATGCTGCGGTAAACTGCTTCTGGCATCGTGACGCGATTGAATTGTTGCCTGCTTCGTTGGCTGTTCCAACTGATGCTGGTGCAGACATCATGCGCGCAACAACTGACCAAGGCGTTGAATTGGTCATGCAAAAACAATTCGACATCAACACCCAGAAAACGAAATATCGCTGGGATACGTTGTATGGCGTTGTAATGTCCAACCCAGAAATGGCTGGCATTATGTTGTTCTCGCAGACGTAATGATCTTGGGGTGGGGCTTCGGTCCCACCCTTTCCTGATTGGAGAATAGCGCAATGCCGTTGAAGCAAGGATACAGTCGCAAGTCGATTGGTGAAAATATCAAAGCAGAAGTGAAGTCGGGCAAGACCCGCGCACAAGCAACGGCGATTGCACTCAGCACGGCGCGAAAAGCGACTGAACGTGCTGGCAAGCCCTCCAAAGCACCGAAGAGGAAGAAAAAATGAGCGTTATGCTGTATAAGCACCCTGGCCCCCATAAGATCCACGGCGACAAATTCGATTACATCATTGTTGATGAAGATGCCGTAGAAGACGGCATCAAGGATGGCTGGTGCAAGACCACAGATGAAGCCAAGAACGGCGTGAAGCCGGTGGCAAAACGTCGGCGCAAGCCCAAAGCCCAGGAGTAAGGAATGGCATACACCAAGCGAGACATCGTTAATCAGGCGTTCGAAGAAATCGGCCTCGCTTCGTATGTCTTTGACCTTCAGCCGCAGCAGCTAGACAGCGCTCTGCGGCGCCTTGATATGATGATGGCAACGTGGAACGGCAAGGGCATCCGCCTGGGCTATCCGTTGCCCTCTTCGCCTACTGACAGTGACCTCGATCAAGAGGTGGGCGTCCCTGACAATGCGTTCGAGGCAATGTATCTGAACCTGGCGATCCGCATCTCTGGCGGTTTCGGCAAGACGGTAAGCCCGGACACCAAGGCCGCAGCCCAGCGCGCATACAACGAGGTGGTGGCAAACTTGACGCTGCCGATCGAGATGCAGCTGGGCAACGAGACCATCCCTGCCGGTGCTGGCAACAAAGGCTGGCGCTACTACAACAACCCGTTCCTGCGCGAGCCCCAAGACCCGATTACGGTTGGCTCGGATGGCATTCTTGATCTGGAGTAAGACATGGCAAACATCAACCAACTCTCTGCTGTGAGCACGCTGCAAGGCGGCGACAACTTCGCAGTTTGGGACATGAGCAATGGCGACAGCCGCAAAGTTTCGCTGACTGTTCTCATGGACTATGTGAATGCAAACGTCACGACCGTCACGCAGAACACCCAATATGCAGCGCCTGCGGCCAATGACTTCAGCGTCACAGTGAATACTGGCAACGTCTGGCTGATCCTAACACCTGTAAGCACGTACGCTGCTGGTGCTATCGTTCTGCCTACTGGCGCGACCGATAAAGACACTGTGACCGTGAACTGCACGCAGATCGTCACGTCGCTGACCGTTTCTTCTGGCGCGACTGTTGTTGGCGCACCAACCACGCTGGCGGCAAACTTCTTCTTCACGATGCGTTATGATGGCGCAACTTCGACTTGGTATCGGATTGGCTAATGCAAATACCCATCCTGAACGGAATCTACGCTGACGCAACGCCAGACTTTCGGACATCGTATCCGAAGAACTTGGTGCCTGTGCCAAAGCAAACAGGCATTTCTGCGGGGTATCTTCGGCCTGCTGATGGCATTGTGGAAGCGGGGACTGGCCCAGGGATAAACCGTGGCGGCATCAACTGGAACGGCACGCTCTATCGCGTGATGGGAACCAAGCTGGTTTCGATCTCGTCAGACAATGTCGTGACAGATATTGGCGACGTTGGCAGCGGTGGGCGCGTCACGTTTGACTATGGCTTCACCTATCTGGCGATCGCTTCCGGTGGCCGGCTCTACCTTTACGATGGGACAACGCTGGCTCAGGTAACAGACCCTGATCTTGGCACCGTCTTAGACGTTGTTTGGGTCGATGGGTATTACATGACAACG